GTTGGTGAAAGATATTACCTTCACCGTTGGCTGTGCTCAAACAGATAACACGACCACCAACGTCGGCAATAGGTTCAATAGATGCCCACGCTTCTTCAGCGTTGGGCAAGAACGCCATTTCGTCAATGATTACCCGATACACGGATTCACCACGAGCAGGGTCATTACCAGACGGCAAAGACTCAATAGCAGAGTCATTAGCAAATACCATCTTCAATTGGTTGTCCGAGAGTAGGTCTGGTCCACGTACACGCATCCACGCAGGAAGCATCTTGTAGCCATACTTAGTCTTCTGCAACAACTTAGATGCTTCACGCTCAGTACGTGAAAGCATAACCGTAAAGCGGTCAGGCCAAAAGAATGTTTCCCAGAAAGTAAATGCAGCAGCCAGAGTAGAGAACCCAATCTGTCGTGCCTTCAGAACAATACTGTAGCGAGAGTCAATCCAAACCCGCACAGTTTCTTCTTGCGCTTCACGCAACACAAACTTGATACGACCCCGTTCAGGGTGTCGAATCATCCAATGGGTAGAACAAAAGTGTGAAAATGCAACCACAAGTTCATCTGTGGTCGCACCTTCACTACCTTTGCATTTCCTCCACTCCTTCTCATTGAGAAGGTCAGTGAGTTCCATTATGCCTTCTTAGCGGCTACTTTCTTGGCTGCAATCTTTTTAGGACTTGCACCAAATGCTGCATCAATTTCATCTTTGGTGAGAACACCATCAATGCTTGCCTTGGCAAGACCTTCTGCAACCTTGAAGATGGAAACTGCGCCAGCAATCAATGCTGACTTCCATACTTCCAAGTCAGGAGCGATTACCGCAGCACCAGTCACCACGCCGAGGGCGTTGGTGAGGAAAAGTGCAACAATTCTGCCTGCAATATCTTTTGCCTTATTCATTGTTCTCCTTGAACATTACGCCGAGTAAATGGATTATCACGGCTATTACGGTGATTCCCCAACCCAAAACCTTGGTCTGACCAGACAACGTAATAAGCACCATACCGGTACCTGCAAGTGTCCAAGTCAAAGCATGGATTTCAGATAGAAGTTTCTTCACGCTAATAGCCCAATTCGTTACGGTTTGCGTGAGGACACAGCAATGGCTGTAGCACCAGCCGCTACGGCAATCAGGGTGCGACGGGTATCTACTGGCACAGCAGAACCAAGTGGAACATAGTCGCCAAAGTCATCAGAGAAAATGTCAATGGTCTCCTCGAATGCCTGTCGCACCTCCAAAGGCGCAGACTGGACAGCCTCTGTGACCGCATCCTTTTCCTCTTCGCTTATTTCAGTTACATCCAAAGACTCAAAGATTTCAACCGCCTGCTGCGGAGTAACAACTGACAGTACCTCTGGGCTGGTCGCCAAAGCGACAGCCTGCTCAGGGGTAGGTGGTTCTTCCTGTTCTAGAATCTGGTCAACAACCTGCTCAACCTGTTCAGGAGTTAACTCCTCTAAGGCTTCCTGAAGTTCCTCAACAGTTGTGGCTTCAGCAATCAAGGCAGTCACTTCTTCTTCTGCCAATGGCTCTAAATCTGGCTCTACCGTTGTGCTAGTCTCTTCAGGTGCTTCAGATGTTGTGGTCACTTCCTCAGTTGTTGTGGTCACTTCTTCAACTGTCGTGGTTGTTTCTTCTGGAAGCGTCTCCTCTGGAATGGGTTCCTCTTCTACTGGTTCTGTGGTGCTTGTCGTTGTTTCTTCGGGCTCTTCGGGAACGTAAGTTTCAACGGGTGCTGGAAGAGTTGAACTTGTTGTTGTAGTAGTCGTCGTTGACGATGTTGTAGTCGTCGTACTTGTCGTCGTTGTCGTATTTGGTACTGTCGTCGTGGTTGTTGTAGTTGAAGTAGACGTCGTGCTCGTCGTTGTACTCGTACTTGAGGTTGAGGTTTCTGGAACTGTCGTAGAAGTCGTGACCGTGACAAGGACAGTCGTTTCGGGAACAGTAGTAGTAACTATCGTCGTTGTTGGGGTCGTGGATGTTGTTGTAAATTCCCATAATGAAAGGTCGCTTATCGTTAAGTGACCCGGCTGACAACACGAATCAATTGAATACTGTCTGAATGTAAATATATCACCAGCCGTTACTTCAACCGTCAAAGACCCTGTGGCTTGGTTCAACCGTGTTAGTAATGTGTACACACCGTTGACACCATACTGTGGCGGGTCATAGACCCAGCCATCAGCAGTCCAATACGACCATGTGAACGAAACACTATTTACGTCTTCTGGGATTGTGGTCTCAATCTGAACCCAGTTGGCACCCTGACAACCACCACCGTCAGGCCCTGTAATAATAATCGAGTCTTCAACTACGTTTACAGAACCCGTGGCGCAGGACTGCGAAGCGGTCCAGTCGCCTAATCCATCTGCTTTAGCAACCGTTGACCATAATGCCAGTAATGCTACTGGAACAAAAATTATCCAGCGTCTGGAAACGGAACCCATGACAATGATTCCTCATTCCAAGCGTGTACACCATCAGGCTTTGCTATTGGTGCCTTCCAAGAATTACCATCTCTAGTCCATGATGGGTATGGCTGCGGTCCAACGAAAACCCCGTTTTCATATGAAGAACCAATTTGGACATTTTGATTTTCGATAAGCACAAAATCTTCACTTTGTGCATCTATCCATTCGGCATCTGCAACAACAACATTGACAACAATATTATTTTGAATGTGTGCGTAGTTCATCATGCAACCACATATCTAATAACTACAACGCCTGCGACACCTGCTGTTGCACCACCACCACCCGCACCACGATTTCCAGTGTTTCCACTTCCTGACTGTCCGACACCACCGTTTGCATATGCAATATTTGAACCAGTTTTGTATGCGTTATTCACGGCTGCGCCTCCTGCACCACCAGAGTTATCTGTACCAACTCCTCCTGCACCACCACCACCAGCACCTTGGGAACCGTCACTGGAGTTTCCACCTCTATAACCCTCAACAGGTGAATATCCACCTGCGTTCCCTGCACCAGCACCAGAGCCGGGGTTAGCACCACCACCTGAACCACCAGATGCAGCACCATAGTAACTACCACCAAAAATACCTGCGCCACGACCACCACCAGTGCTTGATATAGATGTCAGTCCAGCACCACTGATTGATGAGTTTCCGCCACTAGAGGAAGCGCCACCTGCGCTACCGCCACCACCTGCACCACCAATAGTCACTGTCACAGTTCCAGTTGAAGCAAGTGTTTGTGTTGATGTGCGAAGTCCACCAGCACCACCACCTGAGCCTCTGTCATTACCGCCGCCGCCACCACCAGCAACAACAAGAATATCCAGTGTATTATTTGTACCTAAACCCGAAACAACGAAGTTGCCGTTTGAAGTGAACTCATGTGATTTATAATTTACCCCACCAGATGAATATGATGTTTCTGTTCCACCAGTAGCAATAATATAACTTACTCCACCACCAGACCAGTAAGAGTTTACTTGGTCAGTGTTGTTGCCACGGCGTGAGCGTGGAGCCAACGAACCACCACTGATGGCTTTACCACCTGATGTATTTCTAATGAAGGAAGGCACTTAGTACCCCTTAAGCGATTCGGTTTACGTACCCGAAAATATTGATAGAACTAGTTGTAGCAGCAAAAGCACGAACAACAAGTGAACCAGTAATAATCAATCCCGGAACAATCAAGTAAAGACCATTCTCAGCCTTAACCGTATACTCAATAATGTCACCGCCAGCAGTTGCGCCACCCCACTCAATAGTGAGTTTACGGTCTGTGGTGTCATAGTTGGTTGCATACAACCACACCTCATCCAACGCCGTAGCGTGAGCAGTGTGAATAAGTTTTCCAGCCGTTGCATCATCGTCAACGACAATGCCACGACCACTCGTTGAGCCGCTAAGTGCTAGTTTTGTAAAAGTTGCCATATATGTTCTCCTGAATCGTTACCTAACCAATAAAAATATCTTGTTCAACCGTATCAACACGGCTAAATACCTGTAACTCCAACCACTCGTCTGAGTCATGAAAATCAAAAGTTACAAGGTCGTACAGGTTTGAAAAGTAATCGTTAGCCAAATCACCAAGCGTAAACCCAACAGCGCCCTCGCTGATGTACCAGTCACGCTCTAACGTGCCACGATACTGCAAACCCTTTTCAGACCAGAACGCATACAGCAAGTCACCAAGGGTTTGACCAGCAGATGGATACGAGCCCGAAAGGGCCGTAAACATCGCATCGTTAGTTGTCGCCATAATCCCTCACTTCAAACACAGCCATCTTCGGATGTGCCCTGTCATCAATTCCGCACGCTGGACAAATCCAATGTGTTGCCACAGGTGGATACTCTTCGCCACACTCAGGACATTCAACCATGTTCACAATGCCTTCAAGTGTGTACGTTGAGCCTTCTCTCGCTCCGCTACCGCAGCAATCAAAGAATCCAACTCAGCATCAGAAAGTTCTGCTGCTTTCTTATTAGACTGAACCGTTACCGTAGGCGGAGCCATACGGTTAGTTGCCTGCAAATACAACTGTGCAGACTTGGTATCACCATCAAGAGCCTTGGCATACAACGTGTCTAGGAGTCGCTGAGTGCGCTCAGGCGACCCCTGAACTTCGTCCACCGCCGTTTTCCACTGGCTGACGAAGACTTCTTTTTTCTCCCAACGGCGGAGTGTTGTGACATTCACACCAAGATGCATTGCCATCTTTTCTTTTGAAGATGGATTGCGTTCAGATGGGGCTGTACACAACCAATCCAAATACTCTTGCTGTTGTGCTGTGAGAGTTAACTCTTCGTTCTGTTTCATTGCTAATAAGCCAAATCGTTACGACCACTCTCCGTGTTGTGCTAGCCACTCAAAGATATGTAACGAACGGGGGGGAGGGTAGGGAGGGGGGGAAGGACAAGACTGTCTGAGCCACCCCTAAGGGTGGCGAACAACCAGTTCGACTAGCACAGTTCAAGAGGTAAACACATGGCAACTAAAAAAGCATTCTGGGATAAAAAGAACCCAAACAAAAAGTCAACCCCGTTGACCCCTGCACAAAAAGCATCTGCTAAAGCCCGTGCCAAAAAGGCTGGACGCCCATACCCTAACCTCGTAGATAACGCCGCAGCCAAAAGGTCAAGCCGTGGCTAAAACCGCAGCATGGCAACGCAAAGAAGGAAAGAACCCTAAAGGCGGTTTGAACGCCAAAGGTCGTGCATCCTACAAAGCCCAAACAGGTGGCACCCTAAAACCACCAGTGTCAGCCAAGGCTGCAAAGTCATCACCAGCCAAAGCCAAGCGTAGAAAATCGTTTTGTGCACGTATGGGTGGTATGCCGGGGCCTATGAAGGACAAAAAAGGTAGACCAACCCGTAAGGCACTAGCCTTAAAAAAGTGGGATTGCTAATAAAAATAAGGAAAAGGTACCCTTTTCTTCTATCCCCCACCCCCTTTTAGAAATTAGTTTGTACGGCTCTGCGCTAGAACCATCCATTGATGAAAGCCGTGCACCCCCACCCTATGCACCCACCCTGCTTGTGCGAGCGTTTGCGCCCGTTTGCGCTTATTCGTACATTTGCACACACTTCTAGGGTAGGAACTGGTGCGCACACAGCGTTACCACTTGACAATGAAAGCGAGTGAAGCCTATGGCAACTGAAAGAATGAGCATTGAGGAACAGCGTGCTTGGTGGTGTGTGTGTGACACCATAGAAGACGGTAGGTGCAACTATTGCACTTACGACGCCGACGATAGTGAGTTCGCAAAGTTCCAAGAGCGTTGCGATATTGCACGATTGCAAAGGTCGCTGTTCGCTAAGAGTAAATGAGTTCGCTGTAATGAATACGGCAACATCAGTAAGACCGTCTTATTGGTGTTGCTCATTGACTACAGCGTAGTCACTACTTAGTAAGACCGTCTTACTAACTAGCACAAATAGAAACAGAGATACATAATGACAACAGCACAAATCATCAACTTGACAAAGGTTGCTTACGCAAAGAACGAAGACGCTCGTGTCGCTCGTTGGAATTTGGGTAACGCATTGCTCAAAGAGTTCTATGTCAAGTCAAATGGCGAGTGGTTCACCAATCGTTCGCAAGATGCAGAAGCGCAGACCGTTTCGGAATTCGCAGAAGCAAATTGCAAGTTGGTTGGCAAGACCCACGAAGCGCTCAAGGTGTTCTACTCCGAGGCAATCAACTTTGCCAAGAAGCACAAGACCGTTGAGAGTGCAAAGAAGAATACAATCAAGAAGAAGAATGACAAGCCAAAGAAGTTCAGCGCAAAGGCTTCGGCTAACAGCGCAATCAATCGCCTTGGCGAAGATAATGCAGTAAAAATGGCAAAGGCAATTCTTGCCCTTGCTGGTGAATAACTAGTAAGACCGTCTTACTGATATCCACGGAAGTGGTGAGAGAACATCAAGTATTCCCCTGCTTGGTGTTCTCAACTCCACGGCTCTGGCTGATGGAAAACATATACAAACACAAACAAAGGAATAAATTATGTCAAACAGTAAATCAGCAATTATCAACCGTATTGACCAACTCTCTGATAGTGATGAGATGTTTCAGTCAATGCTCGAAATGGTGTTCGGGTTTGCCGAGCCGATTGTCTCTGCTATCACAGAGCCAATCGTCTACGCATCACGACACATTGATGGTTCATTCAATCCAATGGCGGTGGCATCGTGAATTGGTTTGGATTGTTCACAATAGCAATGATTATCGTTCTACTTGTGTGGGGTTTCGCATACGAGTGGGGTTACGAGCAAGCAGAGAAAGATATGCATATGTCACGGCAGTGGGTTATGCGTAATCACCCAACGAATGGAGAGTGGGAATGAATGACAAAGAGATGGCATTGAGGACAATTATGGCAATCATCTACAAAGATGGTCATTGGTCAAATCAAAAAAAGAAAATTGATTACATACTTGCGTTCATTGGTGATGAACTTGCAATGATTGGAGAGAAAGATGAATAAGACAACGAAGACAGCGTTGTATGCAAAGAAGAAAGATGAACTCGTTGATTTCGCTTGGATTATGGTGAAGATGTACAACGAATCAGAGAGACAGCGCATTTATTTGGAAAGCGTAATAAACAAACAGGGAGAACAGAAATGAAATCAGTGCAAGATGTAATGGATGAGAAACTATTCTTCAAAAAAGAGAATAGTTCTTGGTCTATAAGTGGATTCATACATTTAGTTCCAACCAAGCGAGTCCAAGATGTGATGAGTGAAGTTGATTCGGCTTTCACAGATATGTTTATCGTTGATAAAAAAAGTGG